GAAGGAGGTAACGTAAACATGACATTGGAAGAGTTCTTAACGGAGAATCCGGAGGCAAAGGCTGAATTTGATGAAAAGATAAATGCAGCCAATGAGAAAGGCATTGCGAATGAGAGAGAGCGTCTGTGTGAGCTGGACGACATTTCCCAGAGCGTGACGCCGGAGGCACTGAATGACGCCAAATATGGCGAGAATCTTATGAATGCAAAAGATTTGGCATTTCAGGCAATGAAGGATGACAAACTCCGGATGAAAAGCTACATGACGAACACCATGGAGGATTCGGAGGATTCCGGAGCTGATGACGTGGGTGCCGGACAGGATGTAGATTCGGAGGATAATGATGAATCGGACGAGATGGCAAATTATGCAAACAGTAAAAGACGAGGAGGTAGAAGAGGATGAAAACGCTAAACAAGGAGAGCTATCGTGTGGAACCGAATTCGCTCATTTATGATTTTTACCGGATTATTGACGCTAAAAATGTTGAGGTCACTCTGTCCGGTGATTCTGCCGGGACGCTGAAACGAGGGCAGGTGCTGGATTTCACCGATGGCAAGTATGTTGTACATGCTGATGATGGTACTGCCAACTGTCTTGTAACGGATGATGTGGAATATGCACAAGGGGATACCGAGGCGGTAGTTTCTGTGTACATCAGCGGCAATTTCCGTCGGGACAAGGTTGTGGCTGAGACGGAACTGACAGAAAAAGATTTGGATAATCTGCGTATGCATGGAATTGTTTTGAAGTAAAGGAGGAAAAAAGATGGTAACAGAAACGTATAAACTGATTCGCACTGTGAAAAAGATGTATCCGGTTATGCAGTTTTTCAAGGACAGGTATTTTCCGGACGGGCAGGTGTATTATTCGGAGAAGGCTCTGATTGAGACGAAAAACAAGGGGCGGAAGATTGCACCGTTTGTTGTCCCGGTTGTGGGCGGTATTGTGATGGACAGCGAAGGCTACCGGGCAAGGGAAATTAAAGCACCTTATATAGCACCGAAAATGCCGATTACGGCTGATGAGCTGGAGAAGAAAGCGTTTGGTGAGTCTCCGGAATCGGGAAGAACACCGGAGCAGCGGGAAAATGAGATTGAGGCGGAGCATATTGATGATTTGAGGAATGCCATTTACCGCAGGCATGAGAATATGTGTACCAGCATTATTACGGACGGCAGGGTTGTTATGAAACACTATGCCAGTGCGGAGGATGCCGCTAAGGATTTGAACCCGGATGTGCAGATTCTTCAGTTTTATGAAGACAGATTTGAAAACCGTTATGAATTTTCGAAAGCGTTTGATGAGATGACGGTATCGGAGAAAATCATGGAGTTTTACAAAATAGCAACCATTTTGAAAAAGCGTGGGTTCCGGGCTACGGATATGGTAATGACAGCGGACGTTTCCATGAAGTTCATGACGGATGAAAAGTTTCTTGATTTTTATGACAAGGCAAAGGTGAACATTGGCAGCATTGACCCGAAGGAATTGCCGGACGGCGTTGTATACAACGGTTCCATTAACATCAATGGAATTGTGATGTCCATGTTCACATACGACAATGATTTCGAGGACTTGGATGGTGAAATTAAGGAAATGCTGCCGGCCGGAACGATTGCATTTCTTCATCCGAATATCGGGGAGACGGTATATGCTCAGGTCACTTTCGTGAATAACGGCAGCTTTAAATCTTATGCGGAGAAGATTGTTCCTCGCACGATGGCAGATGAGAAGAATAATATGGTGGAGGTTCAGATGTTCTCCCGTCCGGTTCCTTATCCGTTCCACTGGGACAGTTGGCTTGTTGCTAATATTTATGATGGTACTTCGGAGAAAACAGAGAAATCCAGTGTGTCAGATTCTGACACATCGGAGATTGAGCTGAAGACAACGGAGGAGATTGAGGCAATGACTACGAAAGCTCCTCTGATTGCTTATGGAAAGAGTATCGGCATGACGGATGACGATGTGAATACGGATATGACGGTACAGGAGTTGAAGACCGCTATCATAGATTATCAGGACGAGAATTATCCGGATGATGAAGAATAAGCTGGAGGGATGTTTGCATGAGTTTCAAGGATGATGTTGCAAATGATATTCACGAAACGTTTCTGAATGAACAGGAGTTTGCAGAAATACATCGTGTCAGCGGAAAAGAGCTGCTGGCGAGTGTGGATGACATGGAGCTTGTGAACAGGCAGAAAAAAAGCGGAAGTCTTGTTGATGGGATTCACAGGAAGAGAATTATGCTGTATGTTGCCGGAAGTGAATTTGGACCACTGCCGGCAGCAGAAAGCCTTCTTGCTCTTGATGGGAAAAGGTACCGGGTTGTTGAGGCACATGATGAAGACGGGATGTATTCGATTACGCTGGAGGTGGCCAGAGCATGATTGAAGTGAAAGCGGATGAGGAGGCACTAAAGAAGATTACGGAGGAAATCGGCAATCTGCCTTATAAAGCGCCGAACATTCTGAGGGACGCCTCCAATGAAACCGGAAAGTACGCCATGAAACGATTGCAGGAGGGAATCCGGGAGCGTTATGTCTATAAAGATTCCGCAATCAATTTAAAAGAGCATCTCAGGAGGAAAAGTGCCACGTATCAGAATCCGAGAACGATTATTAACACATCGGGACCTATGACGGACATAACGGATTTTGAAGTCAGCCCAAGGCGGCTTTCCAGAGGGGCAAACCGGGTGGGACCTTATACCACTCATGTGGTTCGCTCTCATTCTCCTGTTACCATGCCAAATCGTGTTTTTATGGTGCAGTTTAAATCCGGACACATTGCTCTTGTGAAACGTGTTCCGGGAAAAGAATATGACGAAAAAAACATAGAAGAACGAAAGAGCAGGCATTTGGACACGACAAGAATTGAGAAATTGAGGTCACCGTCCGTATCGCATATGTCGAATGTGGTTTTTGGAGAAATCGAGGATGAGATTGGTGCAAGACTCCAGCGGAATTTGAAAAAGCATACGGATAAATTTATAAAAAGGAGTAATGGATGACACCGGAAGTTTTAATCAGCGAGTTAGCAAAGGAAATTAAGAAAATTACGAAAGATGTCATTCTTTATGACGAGGAGGGAAAACAGGCGGCTTTGAATGCTTTTGAGCAAATGCTGCCGAGAAATGTGTCAGAATCTGACACCGAACCATTTCCCTACTGCGTTGTTAAGTTTGACGAAAGCAGTGTTACCGGAGTGGGCGAAAGACAGCCGGTACTCATAGAGCTGCAATTCGGCATTTATTATGACAAGCCGGATTGCCAGTATCATCACACTATGTTATCTATTTTTGAAAAGATAAAAGCGAGGTTTATTGACAAAAATTTTCTGGGACCGTTCCGCTGTGAGCCGGAGATGAAGTTTGCGCTCAGTCCGGATGATGACGTCACCTATCCGTATTATTACGGAGGCGTGGCAATGAAGTGGATGGTACCGGGATATGAAAGAAAGGATTGGTTTTCATGAGTAAGACAACAGAAACACCGGAGACACCGGTGGCTGAAAAGGAGAAGGTAACGACTTCGACTGTAGCGAAGAAAGAGAAAAAGGCAGCCAAAAAGGAGGAAACCCTGATGTATATCGGACCGACAATTCCGAATGTGGTTTCGAAAAATACGGTATTCAATAACGGGCTGCCGGACGCCTTGGAAAAGAAAAAAGAGGAAATGCCTGTGCTGGCACAGTTGATTGTGCCGGTGGAAAGTCTTTCTGAGGCAAGAAAGAATCTGGCAAAGAGTAATTCAGCAATCGGGACCTGCTATCAGCAGGTTCTTTCTGATTTGCAAAAAGAAAAAGAAGGAGGTAATGAATCATGAGGCATGGAGTTTATGTGGATGAAGAGGCTACTGTGGTTAATACCCCGCAGCAGGTGACCAGCGGTATCCAGTTTGTTGTCGGAACTGCACCGATTCATCTGACGGACAATCCTTCTGCTGCTGTGAATGTTCCGTTTTTGTGCAACACGCTGGCAGAGGTGAAGGAAAGCATTGGTTACAGCAGGGAGGACATGGAGAAATATACATTATGCCAGTCGGCGTATTGGAATTTTGAGGTGTTCCGGACGGCACCGGTAATCTTTGTCAATGTGCTTGACCCGGACAAGCACGTTGAGGAGATTTCTTCGGTTGATTTGGAAGTGAGTGAGAAACAGGCGGTATTGGAGGAGACGGACGTCCTTCGGGATTCGGTTCAGGTAACTGCCGATGGCAGTGAGCTGTCTGTCGGGACGGATTATATCACATCTTATGATGATGACGGTTTTCTGTTAATTACGGTTCTCTCTGGTGGTGCCGGGGAAAAGGCGTCATCGCTTTCGGTAACTGCCAAAAAGCTGGACCCGTCAAAGGTAACTTATAAGGATATCATCGGCGGATATGACAGTGCCAGCGGTAAGGAAAGCGGTCTTCAACTGATACGTCTTGTGTTCCCTATGTTTGGAATTACGGCAGCGACAATCCTATCACCGGGGTACAGTCAGGTGCCTTCTGTGGGTGCTGTCATGGAGGCTCTTTGTGAGGATATCAATGGTACGTTCCGGGCGGAGACGGTTCTGGATTTGGATACGGAAACCTGCAAAAAGTATGAGGATGTGGCAGACGCAAAGGAGAACGCCGGGTATTACAGCGAACACTCTTATGTGGTATGGCCGATGGTGAAAAAGGGAAGTTATGTCTTATATGCCTCTGCGAATGTAGCAGCGGTTACGCAGGCGTCTGACTTTGCCAACGGAAATATACCGAATGCGTCACCATCAAACCATGCGGCGAAAATCAGCGGTGCAGTGCTGAAAGACGGTACTGAGGTGTTCCTTGACATGCAGCAGGCGGCTGTGGTAAACGGTGCCGGTGTCGGTACGTACATCAATATGCAGGGATGGAAACTGTGGGGGAATTATTCCGCTGCTTATCCGGATAACACAGACCCAAAGGATAAGTTCTGGAGCTGCCGCAGATTTTTCACATGGCATGGAAACAAGTTTATCACAACGTATCTTATGAAGTGTGATGAACCAGCAAATCGGGTTCTGATTGATGGCATTTTGGATGAGGAGCAGTTGAATTGTAACGGCTATGTGGCATCCGGTGCCTGTGCGGGAGCGTCTATTGAGCTGGATTCGGAGAAGAACTCGGTGGATTCGCTGATTGACGGCAAATTGTATTTCAAGCAGAAACTGACGCCATTCCCACCGGCACAGGAAATTGTTAACACGCTTTCCTATGACCCGGACGCATTAACAACAGCATTATCTGGAGGTGAAGAATAATGAATAATAATGGACTTTGGCCGGAGATTATTAATAATTTCCACTTGTATAACGGTTCGGAAAGCGGTTCGGAACAGCTCCTTGGAACAACTGGAGAGGTAGAACTGCCGGATTTGGAGGCATTGAAGGAAACGATGAGTGGTTCGGGCATTCTCGGAGAAATTGAGGTGTCGAATCCGGGGCACTTTTCAGCCATTTCGATGGAGATTCCTTACATTGCCCTGTGCCGGGGCATGTTTGGATTCAGCCCGACGAAACGTACCATGCTGACAATGAGGGCATGTGCCCAGTCGCAGGTGAAATCCAATGCAGACCTTGAATTTGAGGGAATGAAGGTTGTTGTCGGCGGTACCTGTGCGGATTATAAATTGGGTAAACTTGCCCTTGGAAAGAAAATGGAGTCGAGCATAAAGCTGGCACTGACCTATATTAAGATTCAGATTGAG